TTATATTTATAAAGCTTTACTATTCAATATACTATATTTATAAGAGTATTTATCTCACAATATATAAAATAATAGTATATATTAGTTTACTTATAATAAAAATTACTCGTCTTATCCTAGGGCTATAGCCTGAGCTATGGCAAAAGGTTTAGTAGCAACTTGTACACCACCCTCGGTAAGTGTAGTTGCGTCTAAACTAGTCAATCCAGTCACAGTTGATGATAACGCAACTTCTATAGTATCAGTTGCACTGATTGTTGTTGTGATGTTACTACTATCACCTATTATATTTACAGTATCTCCAGAAGATACCTCTTGTATAGAAGAACCTGAATCTCTTAAAAAGAAAGAACTTGTTTGTGTTATAGCTTCATTAATAGAAGCAACAACACTAGATTTATTACTTGTATTTAAATCTTGTAGGTCTCCTAAATCAGTTGATAGAGTATTAAACGTTGTTCTAAACGTTCCTAAAGTATCTGTGGTTGTTACTGATCTAATTGCCATTGTTAACTACCTTTTTTAGTAAATTTTTTATTTCTCTTAATTCAGATTTTAAATTATTTATCTCTTTAATCGTATTTCTAATTTGATCACCTTGTTGTTCTCTACTTCTAACTCTATTCATATAAAAAGAATATTCTGTAGAATTAGTGTTCACAATAGCCTTAGATTCTTTATCTCTTTCTAAAAATGCAAAACCTTCAACTTTTAATCTATCTATTGCCATAATTTTATAGTGCCAATGCAATTCCTCGTAAATCTCTAATAATCGGAGGGTACGCTGAATTGGTACCTTTCATTACAATTTTAATTTGAAAAGCTGTGAATGTGTTAATCGATTCAGCTGAATATTTGTATTCACTAAATGTTGCGTCATCTTCAGCAGGAATTACAGCTGAATTTTCTTCACCATTAGTATTAAATGGAATCCAAGCTAAATCTTTTATATCTCTAACTTCTTCAGCACCAGTTACTCTATAGTAAACTCTAACAGTAGAGGTTGAACGAATATTTTGAGTTAATCTTACATCTAATGCTGTTGATTCGTTTTCAAGTGTAACAGGTCTTGTTAGATAAACAGCAGCTGATGATGTTCCTGTATTCTCTATATCCTCAACAAAATCAGGAGTATTTCCGACCGTTGGATTATTTAATTTATTTTGAATAGCTACCATACTCAATCTTTGAACATCAATAACTGGAGAAACTTTTGTATTTGTTGTACTTAAAGATATATTTAAGAATAAAGATTTGCTTCCTGACATTTCATTTGTTTCATTGATACCACTAGATACCATTTGAGGAGCAGTAAAGTAAATATTTCCTCCAGGCGTTACACTAATAGAACTACTAGAACCTAATAAACTAAATTCAGCTTCTGATCCGTGAATTGATTTACCAGTTGTTGTTCTTATATTATAATTTGCTGTTGCTCCTGGAACAGTCATACTAGATATATTTAAATTTGCTACATCAAATAATCTGTTATAGGTTGCTGTAACACCTTCTCCGCCAATGTTTCCTGTTGCGGTTGCATTGCCAGAACTAGGAGAGGTTATGTTATAACTATCTAAAGTTATGTTTGAAATAGATGTGTATGTTCCGTTAATATCACTATGAGCAATACCATTATATGTTCCTGAAAGTACACCTGCGATAGTAACATTATTTGAGGTGCCGTGCATTCCGTGATTTTTATGGAACACTCTAATTAGTTTTGAACCATTTGTTGTTCTTAAAGAATTTGCTGGTAATGTATATGTGCCTAAAGCTTCATTACATAAAGTTACTGTACCTGTAACATTTTCAAACTCAGCTCTTTTAATTTTAAATTTAATATCAGTTGTTTGATCAGCAGTCCAAGTTGAACCATTTTGTGATTTAAAGAATACTCCAGCATATGGATTTGTAGATATTGTTCTATCAGAACCAACTTGTGTTTCTCCAATTCCAGCCACCCAAGCATTATAGTTATTTGAATTAGCTAATAGACAGAAACAATATTCTGTTTTTTCTTGCAAATAAACAGGACTAGGAAAAGTAAATGTTGTAGCTGTTGTTGCGTCTTCACTTACATTAACCGAACTTGGATTTAATACAACTTCACCAAAAGGAGCAATTGTACGAGAAGGATAACCATTTACAACTTCTCTAATTTGTAAACTGATAGGAATATTATCATCTTTTGATTGGAAATAACAATCTATTGATGTAACAAAAACTCCGCCAGTGTCATCTACTAAAAATGTTTGTGCAATAGGATCAATCCATTCTATAACTTCTTGTGATGTTCTAGTATTTGATCTAGTGATTGATCTTGTATCTGTAACTGTTTGTCTGCTTGTAATAGCTTCTCTTGTTGAAACTATTGTATTTTGTACACTCTCTAAAGTACCTTTAGCTATGTAATCTGCTTCTCCAGCAGTTTCAACCTCGGTCATAGCATTTGATACTGCACTTGTTAATCTGAATACTCTAGTTCCTGTTCTCCATCTAGGATTTGTATCAACAGTAGAATCAGGAATTGCAAAAGTTCCTGAAATAGCTCCGTTGGCGTCTGTAACTAAATTTCCTCCTAATGAACCTCCAGTAGGAGTTATATAACTGCTTACTGCAATATTATCAAAATAAGCATAAACTCTTGTGTTAGGTTTTAATCTTGTGCCGGTAAAATTAACTGTTCTGCTTCTAATAAATGGAACAAATGCCACATTTACAATTTTGTCACCTAGTGATGTTCTAACAACGTTAGGAACAATAGATGACCTAATACCTGTTCTTGTTTGGTTAACTTGTGCTGTACTAGTAGTCACAACATCTCTTGCTGTTACTCTCCAGCCACCTGCACCTCTACCTCTAGCAGCTACATTATTTGATCCAGTGTAAGTACCACTTGTTGTTGTTGTTTCAACAGGAGTACCCATCCAAAAATCTTGCCATTCATTCCATACAGTGCCTATTTCAACACTTTGTAAATTCGCATTTCCTAAACTAGCAACTAAAGTATCAAAAGAACCTTGTTGGTTAATTATCAAATCTGGAACTCTATTTGTTTCTTTCCATTCATCTCCTGGTGGATTAAGAGCTACAGAACCAGACCAAGTAAATATGTTAAAAGGATTTACATTTGTGTATCTGCTAGCATAAGGTTGATCTATCATTGTAAATTCTGTATATGGTAAAGTTATAAGATCGCCTGTTTTCGCATAGTTAGCTGCTGTTCTATCAGCGGCTACAATTGATGTTCCATCATCATCCGATTCAATTAGTTGTATTGATTCTTCATTAAACATTGGTCTCATTAAACCATTGGCCATATCCATTGATACTTTGTAATCTAAATTTCCAACATCACCAATTCCGTGACCTGTAAAGTTATCTACAATAAATCCGTTTTTAAATCTGTCAAAACCTTCAGCGTCTTGTATTTGTAATGATTGAGCATTTGATTCTAATAAAGATAGTTGAGTGTAGTATTCCACATTGTCAATTCTTTTTTCCAATTTACCGATATCTCTCATTGTATATCGTTTATTGTCTTGTCTGTCAAATCTCATATCCTTTTCATTTAAAGTATATGCGTTTAACAATATTGTGTATAGGTGCATTGCATTATCTAAACCTCTTGGAAATTCAGGTCTTAATGAACTAGCTCCTTTAACAACTTTAAAATTGCCATCTTTATCTAAAAATATTTTATCAACTCTAGGTAAGTAATATTCAAAATCTGTTGAAACATCTGAATTAAATTCCACTATATCGATTGTAGAAGTTCCTGTGCCACTATAATTTCTATCTTGGCTACCAGAATTAATTGTAGAATTATCTGCAACTCTTGGTCTGAAATCTAAACAATCTCTTAATTCGAATTTTACACCATTTGTATCAGAAGAATATGATGGAATTAATGAGTAATCAATAACTCCTGAATATGAATCAACATCAAAATAATCTCCAGCTCCGTGTGAGAAATAATCAAAGTTAACTAATAGTCTACCTGTTGGAGTAATTTCTCCTGTTTTTAATTTTAATCTTCCAATGTCATAGAAGTTATCTCTTTGTCCTGTATCTAATTCAAATCTACTAGTAACGTTAGTATCACTTGCTGTAGCAACTGTACTAAAATCTGCAGCCATATAAACATTGTTTATTTTATAAACATCAGCTTTAGATAATCCAATTGTTCCACTTTCAATTATACTTTGTAAAGAAATAGCTACTGTTGAACCAGAATTTAATGTTTTTGTTTTTGAGTTTGCAACTGATCTACTAACTGTTGCTAATATTTTAACTTTAGCACTAGATAATGCTGAACCAAAATTTATAGTTAAAGTTTTTCCTGTTGGAGAACCACCTAGTGTAAATATTGCAGTGCTATCTCCATTATTTCCTGTTAAACTCATTACATCTCCAGCAACAGCTGAACCACTTGATGTCATTATTGAAACTGAATAATCTTTTTCAGTGAGTGATACAAATGTTTCGTTTGTACCAGCTGTGATAGTTGCACTACCGGAAGATAGTGTTGCTGTAAAATGTCTTCTTACTTTAAAGTTTGTATCACTTAATCCTGAATTTGAAGTTGTTTTTAATGTTTTAACTCTTTCGTAAGGTAATTGAAATAGTGAAATATTTTTATTTGAACCTTGTAATTTTGATCTATGTCTTGTTGCAACTGTTTTAGTAGATACATCTGATACGCCTACAGCTACTGTTAATTCTAAACTTGTATTTGATGAAATAGATTTTACAGTTTTAGTTAAAAGTGTTCCAGCGTCAGTTGTAAATGTAATTTGATCGCCAATTTTTAATTCACTAGTGAATAATGTTCCGTATCCAGTTATAACTGCTGAACTGTTTTCAATCGATAATGTACCAAATACTGGATATGTTTCGCCATAAGTAGAATCAACTGTAACATCTGAAGTGTATGTAGGACTTCCTGCCATACCAAGTTGTTTAACAGAAGGAAAGTCAAATGATCGTACACCTTTAAATCCTAAAATGTCTGATTGTATTGAAGAAGTATTGCTTGAAGTTCCACCTGTAATAATTTCTCCAGCTGAAAACACGCCACTTACATTCGATAATACTACAACACCGTGTCTTGCTATTCCGCCAGAACTATAAGCTGTTACATTTACTGCATTTTCTCCAGTTGAATCATATAATTCAAAAGTATTAGTATCAGGATTTTTAACTGTAAATAAAGTTGCGTTTGTAATAGCTGTTGAATCTACATTGAATCCTGCATTTTCAAAAGTAATTTGCATACCTTCTTTAAAACCGTGAGTTGATGACGTGATAACAGAAGGAGTAATACCTGGATTATCAGCATTAGTAATATTTGTAACCGCTGCTGATTTAACTACTGAAATAGATTGTACATATCCTGTAGCCCCTGAAGTTGAGCCTGTTATTTTTTCTCCAGTTGAAAAACTTTGATCTGTTATAGTGTTCAAATGAGTGAACATATTAATGTCAAACAAGAAATGTTTGTAAACTGCACTAGTTAATGATCCACTTGAAAATCTAAATGAGCTTGCTGTTCCAGAATTTAACTCAAACCCTTTTGATTTAGCCTGACCAATTTGAGGCACTGTAGCCCCTGATGTAGATAGTTGAGTACCTCTACTAGATGTAAAACTATCAAATAGATTTACAATCTTAAATGCTTCAACATCACCTGTAACAAATCCAATATCTGGTGATCCAAAAATATTATTTACATTCACATAGTTTTCTAAATCAAATCTTGTATTTAAATTATTTTGTGTTTCAACATCTCTAGCTTTATCAATATCAACATAAGAAGTACCTAATGTTTCAATTTCAAAACCTTTAACATATGCTTTTCCTGGAGATAATCCAGCAGACAATTTTGATTCAAGACCGCCATTACCTGAAGTATAGACACCTCTATTATTGCCTGAAATTAAATGTTCTCTCATATCTAAATCAAAATCTCTAACAGTATAATCGCCAGACTCGTCAAATGTTCTACGAGCAAAAGTATCTTCTAGTACCGCATATTCTGTAGAACGGACCTGATTTTGTCTAATACCATTTGATAATCTTAATAATTCAATGAAATTTGCGTCTTCTGTAGATGTTAATGTTTGTTTACTTAATGTTAAATCAATTTTAAATCTGTGAGCACCTGGGGCATTTGTATTTGAAGAACCAGCTGCATTATCATTTAAAGAAGTGTCATCACTAGGAGTTACAAATGATTCTGTAACAGTAACACCAACTCTATAAGAAGGAGTGTTTGAATATTTGTCAAGTATTAATGTTTGTTGAGATACTTGTACGTGAAATCCGTTTATGTAATATACACCAGATTCAATGTTGGCTGCTGAACCTATTGCTGTTGTATTTACAACTGCTGTTGGACTTCCAACACCGCTTGATGTGATTGTTTCTCCATCAGTGAATGATGTAGATATATTGTTTGTTCCTGAATTTGTATATTTAACGTAAAGGGTATCCGGATCTGTACCGTCTGTAGCAACTGCATTAATACAAGTTGCTGTTACTCCGGATGATCCGCCAGTAAGTATCGTGCCAACATAGTTAGTTACACTCGAAGCCGATTTAGATGTTAACTTTACAGCATAGTAATTTAAATCAAATCCAATTTCACCTGGAATAATCATTGCACCTTTTTCAAAAAGATGATCCGATATTCTTTCAATCTGATTTTGTAAGATTGTTTGTGATTGTGTTAATTCTCTAGCCTGTACTGCAAATGCTGGTCTGTAAAGAACTCGATGGAACTTTTTTGAATCAGCATAGTCATCATAGTAAGGCGAAAGATTAAAGTCTGTTGGACTTGGCATTTATTTCCCCCACATTATAATTTTTGTAATATAATATTTTGTTATTTGCTAATGAACTCATATTACCTCTATTTAATTTATTTTTTCTACAATAATCTGCTAAATTATATATTATAACTGTATTACCATTAGGATCAGTTACTTTCCATTTTTTTGTCCACACTACTTTACCTAATTTAGATAAACTCATTTTATCTTTTGTTTTTTGATCTAATTTTACACCTTTTCTAGGACTAGGTCTACCTAATTTAGATAAACTAATTTTATTTTTTGTTTCTTCACTATGTCTATAAACAACCTTATCACCTTTATTCATATTATATCCATTTTTATAACTATCAAATTTTTTTATATAATGTCTTTCTAATAATTTAGCTAATTCTGGAGTTTTACATTCATTTATTTTGTTTATCACAAAATTGTCCAAACCATATTTTTTAAAAGCTTTATATAAATCATAATTGTATTTTTTACAATCATTAATGTGTTGTTCAAATCTTGTTTTGTAACCTCTACAAGTTTGACCTATATAAACTTTTTTATTAATATTATTTTCAATTTTATAAATGTCTATCATAATAAATCATTAGAATTCTATGATGAGTTTAATATTTTCAGTTTGATCTGAAGCTCTTGATATTGGAGCTCTTTGTTCAACGTAAATAACATCTCCAGTATCAGCGTCAACTTCTGGACTTGAATAACCTGAAGTCAATACAACATTATTAACTGTTTCACTTGTTCCTGTAGGAGTTCCTGTTGCACCTGAAGTTTGTCCAGTGATAACATTTGTTCCGGAAAAGGCTGTTTGATTTCCGTTAACATCAATACCTTCATCATTAAATCTTGTTTGTATGTAGTATAAAATTCTATTGGTTGCATCCCATTCTACAACTTTACCTACAGCACCTGTAGTGGCTTGATTAATTTCTTCGTCAGCACTAAATGTTCCTGGAGCTGGTGAAGCCGCAAATCTAACTGCTTTTGTTCCTCTTAATGTATTTGCTGTAGCGGCTGAACCTCCAGATAAAGGATCTCGCATTAAAGTAAGTTTTCTAAAATCGTTTACAACTGTAAAATCACCACTGTTTGAATTTTCTGTTCCTTCAAAGTTTGTGTTTAACATTACATAATATCCACCTAATTCACTAACTGCATTTTTACCGTGACCACCTTTTGGTTCGATAATACAATCTAATTCCGCACCTGTTAAAGATGTTGCACCAGCAGATACTATATCTTGGTTTCTAATGTAAGCAAAAGTATAACCTAAACCTACGTTGGTTACTGTTACAGCTGTCACTACTCCACCCGATACTGTTACTGTAGCTACACCCGAAGAACCATCTCCTTTGATTGCTACGCCTGTATGTGTTCCGTTTGCGCCGCCCGAGCCTGCAGCTTTAATTTTTACAATACTAATTGCACCATTAACAGCAGCTGAAGATACTGTACTGTTTGTTGTAACAGCCATAAAATCTGTTGAAAGAAAATTTACTTGTTGGGAAGCAGATAAGGTGTACATATATTTCCACTTATAACCATCTGCTGTAGAAAGAATAGATGTTGATGTTCCGGTAGGTTCAACTGTAGAATTAACGTTACTATTATTATCTAAACACTTATATACATTATAGTCGCCGGTTACAACATAAAAAGTTGCGTCCCAAATTGACACTGCACCACTATTAGCGGTTTGTACGTTAGTTGTTCCGGTAATTCTGTTTCCGTAATCGTGTCTGTAATAATCATAAACTGTACCTGTTGTCCAATTTCTTCTTGGAATAACATAAGAAACATCAGAAGAAGCTATTTTTTTAGCTGCTAAAAGATCGTCAAATGTATAAAATTCATCTTTAATCGAATCAACAGGAGTTATTGGTGATGTATCTGAACCTTCATTTTCTGTTCTAGCGTCACCTCTTGTTGATGTTGTATAAGCTTGAGGTCTTCCAATACTCAAATAATAAACATTTGGTGTTGCTTCTGAAAATGATTCCACAAATTGCTCTGCGTTGTGAATTCTGAATTTGTTTGTTATTATTGCTGGCATTTATTTTTTTCCTTATTACTATTTATACAAGTTTTATTATGGTTTAGTAGGAAACACAACAGCTTCCACCTCATCTTTAGTTGTTAGACCTACTGTCAAATCTCTCAAAGCTTGCCTGTAAGTAGCTGTAGTAGGAGGTAAAGTATTATCAGATAATGCTAAGTAATCTGTAGAAGATAATAGAGCATTTCTCTTTTGTCTTAAATCAGCCATAGCCATTTCTAATTCTACTACTGGGAATTGAGCTTCTATGTCTTCTTTAGATATGGGGGTAGTGTTATTCAGCCAAGTGATTTGGTTGATGTCGTCTGCATTAATACTCACACTTGCTGTTGGGTTTATTTTAAGTATTGCTTTAATTATATCTGTCATATTATCCTGCTATTTCTGTTACTGTGATGTTAGAACTTGGAAATTATATGTATACAGCATCATCTGTCTGTTCTTGCCTATTAATATGAGCATTGTAACTAGCTTGATAGGGTTGTGTTAATTGTATTTTATAAGTTGTTGCAGAAGTAGTGGCTGGTGAATCTAAATATTGATTACTAATACCATGCATTGTATAAGTATCTTCTAACTTTGAGCTCATAAAAGTATTAATTCTACTCCCACTTGCTCCAGCACCTAAACCAATAGAAGTTGCACCTCTTAATAGTAAGAGGTATGGGTATCTATTACTAGCTCCACCAATAAAAACATCTACAGAAATTAATATTTTACTTGAAACGGAACTTGGAGTTATTGAAACGGACAAACCAGTTACATCTACAGGAGTTTGACTATTTGTCGTAAATGTATCAGTTTTAATTGCAGTAACCACCTGTAACACCTTACCACCTACCCCTGCAGGTAAACCTGTAACCTCACTTATTGATTGGTTATTTAGTTTTACTAATGCCATAATTAATTATCTCCTTTAGGATATTTAGCTTT